ATGAAGCTTCCAACGCCAAGAAAACGAGGTGAAACGTATACTATTACGGTTTCATATGAAAATAAAAGATACTACTGCACAAGAGACACTGCGAAAGAATGTGAGCAATGGGCAGCATTAAAATTATTAGAATTAAAATCTCAATCTAGAATTGAGTCTGGCGAAGTGAAACCAAAGTTTCTATTTCGTGACCTCAATACAAAATATTATCAAGATGTTGGTCAACACAATAAATCAAAAAGTTCACGGGCTTGGATTGCAGGTCAATATAAGAATTTTGAAAATAAATTTGGAGCTTTGGCACAAAAATCAATATATGACATAACTCCTAAAGATTTGACAGCTTGGCGAAATAAGCGAATGAAGGAAGTTGGTGAAAATACAATTCTTAAAGAAATCTCACATTACAGTGCAATATTTTCTTACGCTCAAAAGGAATTATTTCTCCTGGATGAAAACCCTTGGTTTTTGATTAGTAAACCATCTAAGCCAGCCGCACGAAACCGCAGAATACATCCATCCGAAATTGACTTAATTCTAAGCGTTATGGAATACGAAAGAGGGTGTGAGCCAGTATATCCACATCATTATGTTGCTTGGGGTTTCTTATTTGCAATAGAAACAGCAATGAGGCGTGGGGAAATCCTGGCAATGAATAAGATAGACATAAAACAGGGATATGTTCATCTGCCAGCTACTAAAAATGGTGAAGCTAGAAATGTTCCACTTTCTGAAGAAGCCAGGGCATTGCTGGATCTGATTAAGCATGATGGAAGAAAGATCATTCCACAGTCAGAAAATGCTTTTAGGCAAACTTGGGAAAAACGTAAAGCTGAAATTGGCTTAAATCAATTACATTTTCACGATACTAGGCATGAAGCGATTTCAAGAATGGTCAGGGTAAGAAAGCTACCAGTTGAGATTTTAGCTAAAATAACAGGGCATAAGAAAATTGATGTGTTAATCAATACTTATTACAATCCGAATGCTGATGATTTGGTTGCAGCTTTCAACGGTTAAAAATAAACCCGCATGAAGCGGGTATTTTTTAATTTTTGCGTTTAGGGCCACGTCGAGATTTTGTGTTTTTCAATATTACTTCAGCAGCGTCAGGATCATACATGTGTTTTCCATTGCTGCCTTGGTTGATTGAAATCAAACGTGTACGGATTGTTTCATCAGATAAGCCATATTTTGCAACAAGTTCTGCTACAGACACTAATTTACGTTTTTCTAGTTTAAGTGCGGTAACAGTTCCACCTAGCAGGATTTGACCTAACACAACTTGAGGTGCGCAGTCGGCTTCAATGGTGACGATAAACTCAGGCATCTAACTTCACCTCCTTTTTTTTTCGTTTTGAATTCTGGTTTCTAGTAAATTCACGTTGGCAAATGCTACAAAGTTGATCTTTGCCTTGTTTGCGAATATTGAAATTTTGCTCACCATGTTTCTGACATTTACCAACAAACTTTTTTTGGCCACTTATCCAGGCTAACTCACGTGCTTTGCGATTAAACTCGCGACGATTTAAGCTATTGTCTGGTGTGTATGTTGTATTGTTTGTTTGGGGTTTTTGCTTTACAGAATTATTCTTTTTTTCTGCATGAGATTGTTCAACTGAATGAGTCATGATTAAACGTAACGAATATGTGTATGGATCTACACCATTCTTTTTACATGTATTCAAATACTCAGAATGACCAAAGGGAATTTGAACCGGCTCATCAAGATTCTGGCTCTTTAAATACTCTTCGACTTTGTTGGCCAACTCAATTGACTGCAATTTTTTGGCGAATACATCGTGATCAATATTAGTGTTCATTTTTGATCCCCAAGTCATAGTGAAGCCGTTCAGCAGTTTTTTGATCAACTGTAGCTACAGCAATATGAGATCCACCGAAGTGAAAAGAACAAACCCAATCCTTGTCTTGTGGGCGAATAGCAACGTTTGTCACTTTTGTAATGTCGATTGCATGTTTTACTTGGTTTAAATCAATGAATCTAAGCATTAGAGTTTCTCCAGGTAATCCACTGCAATGAATGCGGCAAGCAATAAAACGGTTAAGAGAGTACCGATGATTAATTCGTTTTTTGTCATGACACATACCCCAATGCTTCTTTTGTATTTTTCAAGTATTTAGCAATGTCTTGACCTGTTACAGATTTGCGCTGGAGCTTTGGCCAAGTGTCTATTACTGATTGCTCAGGTACATCGGGTGCAAAATCTTTCTGAGACTTTGTAATATTCAGAGCCTTATTCTTTTTAACGTTCATTGATTCTCTCCAATCGTTTGGACACGAGTGGCTTGAGCAATTTCATACAACCATTTTGACTTATCTGTTAAGTCAATAAATTCATAGTCATATGCTGCATCAAGAAATGCATTTGCTTGAGCGATAGCTGTGCTGAAATCGTGTTGATTAGTTGCATTGCGAATAGCTTTCACAGCTGAGGAAATTTGTGTGACAGCCTTGTTTTTGTAGAACCAATGATCATTTATTGCTGGCTGAGCAAAATCATCAGCGTGTAAACGTGCATATACAGTTTTATCAAAGCTTGTCGGCTTAATTTTAGACGAAGATTTATTCATGATTTCCTCAAAGAAAACTTAATTTGTTTAATTAAATTAAGATAACTTAATTTTAATGTCAATATAAAAATTAAGACAAGTTAATGTTTTTTGAAGTCTATGATTTTTTAGGTACAAAAAAGCCTGCATATGCAGGCTTATTTAAAAAGAATTAAATAAATTTTTTGGGTGGAGTAAATTTCCCAACATATTTACCTTTGTAAATAAAATCTTCTTTCAATGGGATGATGTTAGGATGGAAATTCTCATTTAATGCCTTCAAATGTAAGCTGTTAAATTCTCTTACTAGAGCCTTAAAAGTAGCCTCATCATCCTGACATACCGCAATCATTTCCCCATGCTGAACATTATCGAAGGGTATATCTGGATTTATACAAACAAAATCACCATCCTTAAATTCTGGTGCATTACTAATACCTTGACAGATTAAATAGAAACTATTTTTACTTGCATCAGGCGGAGCAGGTAACCACATTTCAATTTCATGAGGTGCAATGCTTTTAACATTAGTCATTGTTCCGCATTGAATGTAAGTCAAAACTGGTAACATTCTGGTTACTGGTCTGAAGTCTGATACATTCTCAGTATCTTCAGTTTTCCCATACATAATAAAATCAATAGTTGTATCGAGATTTGGTGCAAGTAAAGTTAAATGTTCATGCTTGGGCGTATTAACATCATTTTCCCAATTAGATATTGAAACATCCGAAACACCTACTTTTGATGCAAGTTCTTTCAGAGTAAATTTCTTCTGTTTACGCAGCTTTTTAATTCTAGTGCCTACAGTTTCCATAAAAAGAACCTTAAATGATCGAATATATAAATTAACTTATCTTAATTCTTGACGTGGAAAGTTAAATTGGGTTTAATAAATTAAGTTATCTTAATTTTTGAGACCAACATGACATTAGATGATGCTAAAAAACAGTTGAACTGTAGATTTAATTACGAGTTGGCAGATCTTCTCGGAATTACAAACGCAGCTATTTCAGGCTGGAATGAACAGAACATTCCTGAATTACGTGAATATCAAATTCATAAAAAAGCTGCTGAGTTACAACAGGCTCAGCACTTGCTTGTAAATCTACAGTTAAGCGCTCAACAAAGTAATATCTAAAATGGGAGCAAATTGGATATGAAATCATTTTTATCAAATTATGCAGCAGAGCATGCTGTGCTTCCGCTGGATGTTGCTTTATATCGTGCTTGCAAAGACAGACATGGAAGTAAGTCAGCAATAGCTGAAATATATGGATTCAACTCAATGACATTTAGCAAAGCAGTTGATGTCAATAATGATCATTTTCATTTAAAACCTGAGCAAATTGAAGCGATTGCGTCATATACAAAAGATATTCGCATTTTACAAAGCATGGCTTCGATGTATGAGAATGTTGCAATTTATCAATATCCTAATTATGAAATTATTGGAGACTGTTCATTTCTCGCAAACATTGGCGAAGTCTCGAATAAGGTTGGTGAACTTTTTAATGGTTTAAGTGAGTCGTTAAAAGATCACATCATTACTGAAGTTGAAATGGCAATGATTGAAAAGCATGCCATGGAACTGATCAGTGCAGTGGCAACGTTGAAAAATTTGGCACGTAAGAAATCTGAAAATGATCTCAAACATGAGGATCATTAAATATGGCTTTAACATTTGATCAAGTTCGAGATGCAGCAATTGGGCGTTGGCGTGATTGTATATTTCCAGCATTTGGAATTGAAGTTCCACGTAATAAAAATACACATGGTCCTTGCCCGATCTGTGGGGGTAAAGATCGTTTTAGGTTTGATGATCAACAGGGTAAAGGCACATGGATTTGTAACCAATGTGGAGCAGGTGATGGGTTTTCTTTAGTAGAAAAATCAAGAGGCTTGAAATATTCAGAAGTTTTAAAAGAAGTTGGCGCTGTATTAGGGCTTTCTGCTGAAAGTAAAGTGACTGAAGAAGATCGAAAAAAATGGCGTGAAAAATCCGAGCGTTTACAACTGGAACAAGCTCAAAAAGAAGAGAAAGAACGTGAAGCGGCAGCCAAGCGTGCAAAACGGACATGGTCATACAAATCTGTAGATCGTGACTGCCCATATTTAGAACGCAAGCAAGTCCTTAATCATGGCTGTAAAGTCAATGGAAAGGGGAATTTGGTTATTCCGCTTTTCGATATAGACGACAAAATTTGGAATATCCAAGAAATCCATGCAGATGGACATAAGCCATATTTACCTGGTGGACGTATTAATGACTGTTTTTTTCTGATTGGTCAAATTACGGCACCAAATCAGATTATTTGTTTTGTTGAGGGTTATGCCACAGGTGCAAGCGTTTATGAAGCAACAGGACGCGCCACAGTCGTAACATTTCAGTCAAGCAACATCGACAAAGTCGCTAAACAATTCAGAAAGAAATATCCAAATGCTCAGTTTGTATTTTGTGCTGATGACGACAGTCATTCAAATCCTCCAGATGCGGGACTGAAAGCTGCTAATAAAGCTTTGGCTGCGACTGGCGGTATTGTGATTTTACCCAAATTTGAAACAGTGGAGTCAGTATGAGTGACGAAGAAATTATTGAGCAGCCAACAGCAACATCAAAGCCACCATCTGATTTCAATGACTTGCATATGCTACGCGGGCTTGAAGCGGTGCGCGAGCAGATTGAGAGCGGAATTTCATCTCAGCTTTCTGCTTTTGCTGTTTCCCCACACCCCTTAGATTCAGCCGACCAAACTTTGGGGCAATTGTCAGGAAATGATGTAGCTATCGAAAAATCCGATAGTGATTTTAAGTTAGATTTTGCACCACCAATGAATGATCCTACTCAGAATAGTCAGCAAACAACAATTAGTGAAGGAGATTTTAGGGTTCTTGACCCAAATAGTCCTGAAGCTAAACTAAAAAATGCATTGGATAGATATGCTGTGATTGCATGTAGTAATGATGCATTTGATTTAAAAACAAATCATAAATTTAAGATTTCTTCACTTAAACATACATTGAGTAGCATCTTTAAAGTTTGGTATGCCCATGATGACCGCAAAACGCTTGAAAAAGATGAAGTTGAAAAATTATTAATTGAAGATGCGGGGCATGTTGCCCCTAATATGAGTAAAAATTGTATTTTGCTTAAAGGTGAAACATTTTTATATGACAAGTCGTTGAATCGAGTAGTGTCTTGGTCGGCTTCTCAGCTTATGTATCCGAATGAATATAAAAAATGGATTGAAAGTCCGACTCGAAGTGAAATTGATTATGAAAAATTGATCTTTGATCCGACGCGAAAAATTGACATTGACCAAAATTACATCAACACATTTGAGGGGTATGCAGTCAACGGGTTGCTGGATCAAGACGGGAATCCGTATGAATTTTCAGATGTGCGGTCACGATGTGCAGGAATATTGAAAATGATTTGGTGTTTGTGTAATGGAGATCTTGATATTGAAAAATGGTTAATTCAATGGCTTGCATTTCCGCTTCAAAACGAAGGGCAAAAGGCACATAGTGCGGTACTGATGGCTAGTCATATTCAAGGATCAGGTAAAACGACATTATTTGAAAAGGTCATGGGCGGAATTTATGGAAAATATCATCGGGTGATTACATCGCAAGAGTTAGAGAGTCCACAATTTAATGGGTGGTTAAATAATGCAGCTTTTATTTTTGGTGAAGAAATTGCAACAAACGCGACCAAATACAACGTTACGCCTTATCTAAATGCCTTGATTACAGCTAAAAGTGTAACGATTAATGAGAAGCAACGTCCTCAGAAACAGGTTCCTGCTTATTTTAATATGGCATTTGCTTCAAATGAGAATATCCCTTTTCCTTTACACGGTGAGGCTCGCCGATGGTTTGTGATTGCACCTGCGAATAAATTGGATGAAAAGTTAAGTGAACAAGTATATAGCGAAATAGCGTCAGATGGATTGGATGCATTTTATACATACTTGATGACCTACTCACTAGATGGTTTTAAGCATGATAAGCCACCAATCACGGAAGCAAAAAAGGCGTTAATGAATGCAAGTAAGCGGTCCATCGAAGTTTTTATTGATGAATGGGTTGCTGGAGAAACCAAATATAAGTATGTCAATTGTAAGGCAAGGCAGTTATATGACTCATACAAAGAATGGGCATCATCTACATTGGAGCACAAATATTCGTATCGAAAATTTACTGAAGATATGAAGAAAATTGATGGGATAAAATTGCTTGAAAAACAGCGTTGGAGATATGGTCGTGAGGAAGAGCAATCACTTATTGTGTGCGTAAATGAATGCCCTGCTGGTGAAAATGCAATGGACTGGTACGGCATTGGTGTGAATGAATTTGAAAAAGGAGTTCCAAATGTTCTTACCGCATGATAAATTAAATACTACTGATTTTTTCAGTAAAACAATAGCTTGTACGCTATTAGATGTGAACGATGGGAATGACAAAAATCCTCGTTCACACGTTCGTTCACACGGTAATGCACTGATTAATAATAGTAAAAATGTGCAATGTGAACGAGTGAATAAATTTTCGCGCGCATACGTGAGAATTTATTTTCCTTCCCGCTGTTTTATATCTACTTTTATTTCACCCTTTATTTCTGTTTTTTTTCTTCGCGTGCGCGTATATTTTATTATTCACTCATTCACATTTAATAAAATTAAATATAAAAACAATAGCTTACCATGTGAACGACTTTTAAATTTTATTCCCACATTATTCACACGTTCACACGGAGTTTGAATTATGGAAAAGTTTTTACGGTTATTAAATCCAAAAACAATTAATTATGAAGCAGATCGGATTGATGGAGGTGTGCAACAACTAACTGCACAAGATGTATTGCTTGCAATGAGCTATGCGAAATTATCTCAACTTCAAGATAACTTGATTCGTTTAAAATATTTTGGAGCAAATACAAATCAAAATGTTGAAAAATTCAGCAAAATATTGATCTCAAAATATCGTCAAAGATTTCTTGATGCTGATTTAGATATTGACTATCAATATGCTGTTGTTCTTGTTGCTTTGACTGAATTCTGTTTGGTACCTGCGAATTACACTTCAACTGAAAGAAATCGGGGAATAATTTGTGGTTGGAGTAGAACAGTAGTTCGTAATCATTTGAATCACCATATTGCATTTGTACTTGTAGACTTGAAAGAGCAATTGGCTGAAGGAGAGGACAAGATTATTTTTCAGATTTATAAAATTAAGTAAACTTTGTAATTGACAGAAAACCAAATTTAAGTTAATTTTTACCACAATGGATAACTGTATTTAGTGCTATAGTTGAAACACTGAGGCTTATCTTAGCTAACCATCTGAAAAGATGGTTTTTTTATGCCTGTATGTTTGTGTGAACCGTGCAAACATACAGGTTTTTTTAATTGTGGATAATCATTTGATAGGTGAATTCATATGTCTTCCAAAAAAAAGCGGGAGGATTTCTGGGAGCAACATGAACAAAATGTTGAGCTACAACAACGTGCTAAAGAGAAAATTCAAACTGATAAGGGCAAGCTTTGGAAAAAAGCATGTTCAGAATATTTGCTTGTAAATCCTGTTTGCCAAGATTGTGCCAAACGTAAATATAAAAACATTGCAGAACATGTTGCGCATATACAGTCACCTGGGACCAGCCAAGTATTATTTTGGGATATTAATAATTGGCAAGCTTTATGTGACAGTTGCTATCAACGAGTTCAGGGCAATATTGAATTAAACATATTAAATCCAATTCCAAAGGCAGTGCTTGAAACACTGTATACGGTGAAGTGATGACACAACGATTAGCAAAGTTGGGTAGCTCTCTGCCATCTTTAAAGAGTAATCAGGCGACCTTGCCCAAACAAGAAAACTATGGGCAAGGTCGTGGCGGTAGACCATGGCGCAGAATTAAACAACAGGTTCATGAGCGTGATCAATGGATATGCTGCCGATGTGGTCGCATTACGATGGATCTTGAATGTGATCATATTGTGAATAAAGCGCAAGGTGGTACTGATGACTTAGATAATCTTCAGTCACTTTGCAAAGTTTGTCATGACGAAAAGTCAGCTGAGGAAAGTAAAGCAGGGATGGTGGCGCGATGACATATGAAGAGTGGTTTGAAAACCAGTATTTCTACACAAATATGCGATACAAGCATGGTGATGCATTGTTCTTGAAGGATGGTGATATTTACCGATTACTTGCAGTCCAGATGACTTACATGGCGTGGAAGTTTAAGCATGACAAAGCATAGCGGTACATGTGAGTGTAAAGGCTTAATTGTTCAATTGCTTGAAAGTATGAAAGAACAGTCAAGATTACTTACAGCACAAAATGAAGTGATGGGCAAACTTGTGGATCAGAATACAGAATTGATGAATCAGATAATGTTTGATGAAGAGGCAGAAGCTGATCCGAATAAAAGCTTGGATTAATTTGGAGGCAACAATGCCTAAAGTGGTTTCTGTAATTCCAGCACCCAATAATAGTAATCGTGGTGCTCAATTGGTTAACGGATCAAAGGTTTTACTAGATGATGGTACTTATCTCCAAGGTGTTGTAAAGGTCACTCTTGTTGCAGAATACGACAATCTTTGGAAGGCTGTTATTGAAGTTCACCCGACAAATCAACAGCAGATTGATGCAGTTATTCAGGATATTAAAACTATTGGAAGCGATCCTGATCAGTATCAATACGAAGTTTAACAAACATATATAACGGTCCTAGGGTAGCGAATAGGTCGTATGTTGACAGCTGGAAAGACAGCACGTTCATGTGTAAGCAATGCTCATGTTCGTCATATCGCTCGGCAGGATGCTGAGAAAAGGTGAGTACAAAATGGATTTGACTTTGGTGACGGCAAGCCATTAACACATAAGTTGGCCATAGTAATGACGCTTCTGATCCCTGTCGGCAACGGCAGGGATTTTTAATTCGTGGAACATATAAGAATATCTATTTTATTAAGATTTTCGTGGAACATTTTAATAAAATAGATGTTGCACCAAATAGGTGCATTAAAAATCTCGGTAGGGGGGTATCTAAAATTTTTAAAGGTGCTTTCAACGGACACCGCCCTCCTTCTCATTTATAAAAAAAATCCCATTTGAGCAAAAAGTAAATAAACTTTTTTGAAAATCAGATAAATATCGTAAATTTTTGACGTTTTGAGGTGAATATGGCTTTAACTGAAAAGATGAAAGCTTTTGCCCAGGCGAAAATGCAGGGCAAGTCAAATAAAGAAGCAGCTGAGTTGGCTGGCTATTCTAAAGGGTCTGCGGCAAGTCGCGGAAGTCAATTAGCAGAAAATCCTGACATAGTTGCATATCTGGCGAGCATGAATTTACGGGGGGGAGGGGGAATTGATCACTTGCCTTTAGGTGAAGCAGCAATTCAAGCTGAAACTAAAGACATGGAGAGTGTAAACAGTTCGCTGGAGTATTTGCAATATGTTTATAAAAATCCCCGTATAGATCGTAAAACTAGAATTGAGGCCGCTAAAGCTGCACTTCCTTATGAATCTGGCAAAGTCAGTGAAATGGGTATCAAGGATGGTCGTGAAGCAGCTGCTAATGAGGCTTCAAAAAAAGGTAAGTTTGCAACAGCAGATGAACAACGTAAACAACAAAGAGTAAGTTGATATGTCTTCGTTTTCTCCAGTTTGGACAACAGCTTGCCCAGATTGGCCAAAGAAGATTTTAGCAAAAGAATCTTTAATTGCTTGTCAGGCATTATTTCAAGAAGAAGCCGAAATGGCTTTGCGTGTCTTTAAAGAGCTAATTGTTGTTGATGTATCAGGTAAGCCGACAATTGGTGAGATTACTGCACATTGGGTGTTTGATTTCGTAGGTGCGATTTTCGGCGCATATGATTATAAAAATAATCAGCGTTTGATTAACGAGTTTTTTTTACTGATTAGTAAGAAAAATACTAAATCGACGATGGCAGCTGGAATTATGTTGACAGCAATTATTTTGAATAGTCGGGAAGCTGCTGAATTCATTATTATTGCACCAACAAAAAAGGTTGCAGATAACAGTTTCACACCGCTGAAGAATATGATTCGTGCTGATCCTGAATTAGCTTCATTATTTAGTGTATCAGAGCATACGAGAACCATAACTCACAGAGCAACAAAAGCAGTTTTGATGGTGGTAGCTGCTGAAACTGGCTCTAGTGCAGGTGCAAAAGGTGCATTTATTTTAGTTGATGAGCTTTGGGTATTTGGTGAGCGAGCTAACGCAGAGTCAATGCTTGAGGAAGCAACAGGGGGAATGGCATCATTTCCTGAAGGATTTTTGATTTGGTTGTCTACACAGTCAGATAAGCCACCAGCTGGAGTGTTTAAGAAAAAGTTAGATTACGCCCGTAAGGTTCGTGATGGTGAAATTCTCAATCCATCATTCTTACCGATCTTATATGAATTCCCTGAAGAGATGATCAAGACTGAGAGCTATCTTAATCCAGATTATTTTTATGTCACAAATCCAAATTTAGGACGTTCTACGCATATTCGATTTTTGCTAAATAAGTATGAACAGGCAAAAGAAAATGGAGCCGATTCTATTCAAATATTTCTAGCTAAATATTTGAATGTAGAAATCGGAATGAATAAGAGGGCAGATCGTTGGGCTGGTGCTGATTTTTGGATGTTATCTGCATATAAAGATAAGCTGTTCGTTGAGTCGATTCTAGATTTAAGTGAAATTTGCACTGCTGGATTTGATGGTGGTGGTCTAGATGATATGTTCGGAATGTCAATTATTGGCAGGGATAAAAATGATCGTTCACTTTGGTATTGTTGGAACCGTGCCTGGGTGCATCCGATTGCGCTTGAGCGTAGGCGGGAAAATGCACCAGCATATAAAGACTTTGAAAATGAAGGCGATTTAGTAATCGTTAAAAATATTGGCGATGATGTTGGTCAAGCAGCAAAAATATGTAAGCGTATCTATGATGCTGGAAAATTTCCTGAAAAAGCTGCAATCGGGTTAGATAAATTAGGAATGCCGTCTCTTCAGGATGGATTACTGGAAGAGGTTCCCTTTGAATTGTTGATTGGAGTCCCTCAAGGTTATCAATTATCTGGTTATGTACAGACTACAGAACGTAAGGTTGCTGAAGGTAAATTTTTACATGCAGGTCAGCGAATGATGAACTGGTGTGTAGGAAACGCAAAGGGTGTTTACCAGGGCAATGCAATGACGATCCGAAAACAAGAGTCAGGGAAAGGGAAAATAGATCCTTTAATTGCAACCTTTAACGCTGTAGCACTAATGTCATTAAACCCGGAACCACCAAATCAAAGTTATGGAGTATTTTTTCTATGACACGAAATGAAAAAATAAAGTTTGAGATGACAAATCTTCGGCATGAAATTTCTCATTTGGGAGCCTGTACAACATCAGGCAAATCAGAACAAGAGATCGCTCACATTGATGAGCGATTTTTTTTGGCTTGTGAAAAGTTGGAGTCGCTCAAAGCAGGCTTACAGCGTAGTAAAAATTTGGAGAAAAACAATGAAGCTTGCTTATAGCTTACTTGAAGTCAAGTCGGTGAATGATGACGATTGGAAGCTTGAGGGTATTGCAACCACACCCACACCTGACCGTGTTGATGATGTTGTTGAGCCTAAAGGTGCTCAATTTACTTTACCTGTGCCGTTCCTGTGGCAACACGATAAACGACAGCCGATTGGGAATGTCACAGAGGCTCAAGTGACTGATGACGGAATCAAGGTTGTTATTCAACTTGTAAAGCCTGATGAGGTGGAGTCTGAAGACTTAAAGAAACGGCTACAAGAAGCTTGGGACAGTATTAAAACTGGCCTTGTTCGGGGTTTATCAATTGGGTTTCGAGGTCTTGAAGTTGCCGACATTCAAGGAACCTGGGGTTACAAGTTTATCAAATGGGATTGGTATGAATTATCAGCTGTTACGATTCCTGCGAATCAAGAAGCGACAATCACAGGCATTAAGACACTCTGTCAAAGCAACCAACAAAATCAACCGACACAGCAACAACAAGAAAAAACGTTGCCCTGTATAGCACCTAAATCTGTTCAGCCTGAGTCAAAACACATTGTTGTGAAATTGGCTGAAAATTCAAACAAAACTGGAGTGAAACTCGTATGAAATTAGCTGAACAAATTGCTAAATTAAAAGCCAATATTAAATCGCACCAAGATCAAATTGTTGTGAAATCTGGTGATTCAATTTCTAAGGGTGTGACGCCTGATGAAACTGTTGAGGCAGAAATTAAACAACTTCAAGATGAAATAGATGTAATGCAAAAAAATCTTGAGCGTTTAGAAAATATTGAAAAGGCGCAGACGCTTAATTTAACGCCAGTAGCTGGCCAAACTTCAGAGCAGGGGGTTAAGACTACTCAAGGTATTGTTACTACTGAGCCTGTATTGGCAAAAGGCATGGGCGTAGCATTACTTGTACGTGCAAAGCTTGCTTCTCAACAATTGATGAAAAATCATAGTGAGTTTATCAGTGCCAGTGATTTACTTAAAAGTTGGAATGTTCCGCAACATATTATTGATGTAGCTAAGGCTGTTCCAGGTACTACAACTTCACCAGATTATCAATCCTTGGTTACCTTGCAAAATTTAACATCTGAATTTGTTGATATTTTGCGTCCACAAACGATTATTGGAAAAATGAAAGGATTCCGTAATGTACCTTTTAATATTTCAATCCCTACAAAAACCCAAGGGAGTATCGTGAATTGGGTTGGGGAGACTAAGAAAAAGCCAGTAACGGGTTTGAAATTTGGACAGGTTAAACTTGGCTTTGCAAAAATCGCTGGAATTATTCCATTCTCTGATGAATTAGGGCGGTTTTCAGATCCAAGTATTGATCAGATGGTATTTAATGATCTAAGTGAATCAATTATTGAATTCATGGATGGCCAGTTTATTGATCCTGCAAAAGCAGAATCTGCTGAAAGCCCTGCGTCAATTTTGAAAGATGCACCAAAAATTGTTGCTTCTGGCATTACTGCTGATGCAATTCGTTCAGATTTACGCAAATTGCGTGGCGAATTGATTAAGAAAAATGTTTCATTAACTGGCTGCTATTATGTCATGAGTGAAACTATGGCAAGTTTTATGTCTGATTTAATTGATGCGTTAGGTAATCCAATTTATCGTGGAATGGATGCTCCAACAGGCGAGAAAACCTTGAAAGGTCTGCCAGTAGTCGAGTCTGAAAAAGCAGGTAAACTGATTGCATTAGTTAAGCCTTCTGAGATTTTACTTGCAGATGATGGTGGTGTTGATCTCGCAATTTCGACAGAAGCAACTTTAGAGTACAACGATGGTACAGATGACATTCGATTAGGTCTCTTCCAGCAAAATATGGTTGCAGTGCGAGCTGAGCGCTATGTGAACTGGAAACAACGTAATTTAGCATCAGCATATATTGACTATACGGCTCAGATCATTGAGTAGTAAAAGGTGCAAAGCAGTCTTTCGAGACTGCTTTTTTTTATTTCTCGATAAATAGGTGATGTTGTGGAAATCAAATATTTAAAAGATGCCCCACTTGGGAAAAAAGGTGAAGTTGCAACAGTTCAGGAACATGAAGCCAAAATTTTGATCGCTCTGGGTATAGCAAAATTGCAAAAAAAAAGTGATCCGAAATTATTGTTAAATCTGAATGGGACGCCAGTTGTGGATGATTTTGGTGGACTTGTTTCTGAAAAAGGTTTGTCGAAGTCGAAATAGGTGAAAATATGAGTTGGTTTGGTGATTTATTTCGAAAAAAAACGCTAGCTAATGCGATTCAAAGTGGTTGGACCTATGTAAGTGAGCCATTTACGGGCGCTTGGCAAAGAAATATTGAGCTAAAACGTGAAGACTTACTTTTATTTCATGCTGTTTTTGCATGTATTTCTACAATCTCACAAGACATTGGTAAGTTACCATTAGATTTAAAAAAGAAAAATGGTGCTATTTGGGTAAAAACTAAAGATAAAAATCTAAAGTTTTTAGTAAAACCTAATCCATTTCAAACAATGCAGCAATTCTTGGAATATTGGATTATTTCAAAAATTACTCGTGGTAATACTTATGTTTTCAAACGTCGTGATGCGTTTGGAAAAATACTTCATTTGATTGTATTAAATCCTGACAATGTTATGCCTTTGATTTCAGATTCTGGTGATGTTTTTTATAGAATCGGTATTGATCGGCTTGCTGGTCAGATGGAATCAATTATTTTACCTGCTTCTGAAATCATTCATGATCGGGAAAACTGCTTATATCATCCGCTCGTTGGTATTAGTCGCATCCAAGCAGCTAATAATGCTGCTGTTCAAGGAACTGAAATACAAAAGTATAGCTCAAGTTTCTTCCATAACATGGGGCGGCCAAGTGGGATTTTGACAGCACCAGGCAAAATAGAAGAAGCAGATGCAAAAAAAATCCAAGCAGCTTGGAACGAAAATTATTCAGGTAATAATATTGGTAAAACTGCTGTTTTAGGTGGTGACATGAAATATGTTGCTATGTCTATTCCTGCTTCTGATGCTCAGATGATTGAGCAACACAAATGGTCTGCTGAAATCTGTTGTTCTGTTATGAAGGTTCCTTCATTTAAGGTCAATATTGGTTCATTACCAAGTGGTACAAAGCCTGAAGATATGGAGCGTATTTACTTAAATAGTTGTTTACAGGCGTTAATTGAAGCAATTGAAAACTGTTTAGATGATGGGTTGGGGCTTAAAGAAAAAGGCTATGAAGCCTTTCTCGATATATCTGGTTTGTTGAGAATGGATTCAATGTCACAAATGAATTTTTATTCTCTTGGTGTGCAGCGTGGCATTATTTCACCTGATGAAGCACGGGAGCAATTTAATTATGCACCTGTACCTGGTGGTAACTCTGTCTATATGCAACAACAAAACTTTTCACTTGAGGCATTATCTAAGCGTGATGCTAAAGAAGATCCGTTTGCGGGTGGTTCTGAAAAATCTAAGGAGAATGATAATGCCCCTGACAGTTGAAAAAGTTGCATTTCACTTACGATATGATCTGGATAATATTGTTGAAGACGATTTACAGGAAATTCTAGAGAGTGCTGAGCAGGCCGTGAAGGATCATATTAAAAATAAATATGATCCTGAAAATAAGATTCATCAACGTGCAATATTGATGATGTGCGGTTATTTTGATGAAAATCGGGGTGTAGATAAAAATACACAATCAAATGATGGATTCTTGCCACAACCCGTCAAAGATTTGCTTTCGCCATATTATTTCCCATTGTGCATTTGAGGTGGTGTTATGCGTTCAAATGAGCTTAGACACCGTGTTCAAATACAGCAAAAAACAGATGGTCGTGATGAAAATAATTATCCCATTCCTGAACAGTGGGTGGATTACAAAACGCTATGGGCAAAAATTACACCATTATCAGCACGTGACTTAATTGCTGCGCAAGCGGCACAGTCTGAAACAGTTGCTCGTTTAAAAATCAATTATCGGACTGATATTGAAACAACTATGCGAGTGATTCATAAGGGCCGTATCTATGCGATTACTTCATCAGCATTGGATGATCCAAACAGTGGCAATGAATACTGTACATTCACTTTAAGTGGTGGTTTAGAAAAATATCCACCATAGGAGGTCTAATGTCGATACATGGATTGCCTGATTTTCGTGAAAAGATGCGTCGTATTGGCAGTGAAAAGGAAGTTAAAAAGTTTGTACGTAAAGCAAGCCGTCAAGCGATGAACATTGTTCGAGATACGGCTCGAAATAATGCCAAAGCGATTGATGATCCTGAAACTGTTGAAAAAATTCACAAAAATATCACGGTTCAAGCGGGTAAAGTCCGTGATCGAAATAGTATAAAAATGCGAGTAGGGATTAAAGGTGGTGCTGGACAAAACCAATATTCTGTCAGTACAGCAGGATTAAGTGGTGGTGATACCCGGCATTGGCGATTCATTGAATTTGGAACTTCAACAATTCCAGCTGTACCATTTATGCGTCCTGCTTTAGCGAATAATGTCGATGCCGTAATTGGACGTTTTTCTCAATCTTTTATGCAACAGTTAGATGAGGCCATTGCTGCATTATGAATACAATAGAGTTGTTTAAGATATTACAAGCAGATACTCAGGTTAAGTCATTGCTGGCAAATCGGATTTTTGAGGATTTAGCACCTGATAAAACATCTACGCCTTATTTGGTCTGGACCGAAGTTTCAGGTACACCTGAAAATCATTTGGATTGTGGGGCTTCTGTTGATCATTTGGAAATTCAGATTTTAATTTATGATCCTTATCAAGTCACTGCGACAAGTGTAAGAAAAGAAGTTTGTCGTGTTTTAGAGGATCATGGCGTTGTAAATGAAAGACTTGGCCATTATGAAACAGTCACCAAGCTATTTGCACGTGGATTTACTGTGAGTTGGTGGTTGAATCGTTGATATAATGCATAAAAACAAGGTGAAATTTTATGTCTGAATATTTAAAAATGCTTCATGAAATTGAAGCAAAAAAAGAGGATTTAGAAAAACGTATTGCTGAAGTCGTTGGTATTGAGGTTGCAAAATTTCAAACTGAAAATCAGTTGGCAGTTAAAGAGATATATATTTCTCTGACTAATACTGCATGCATGGCAGAACCTAAACAATATTCTGTAACAGGTGCTTCTGTCGATTTAGACTATAAACCTTAATTTAATTTTTTTAATGAAACCCTGCGCAAGCGGGGTTTTTTATTGCCTGTTATTTATGGAGTGGTAGCTTATGCCTGTTGTAAAAACACAAGGTACACAGTTATTTACTGTGATTGATGATTTAGTCGTCCAGTTTAAATGTTTAAAGAAAATTGGCTACGGTCAAGATTCATTTTCGAAAATCGATATTACTTGTTTAGATGCTGATTCTAAACAGTATGAGCGCGGTATGCGTGATCCTGGTGAGGGGTCTTTAGAAATTAACTATGATGATACCAATACCAGTCATGACCGATTGATTGAAATTGCTGAATCGGGTGAAAAGTTGGTGTGGTATGTTGGTTCTGGTCATTCTAAGGAACCACCAACTGTGGCCACTGGCATAGTAACATTGCCAAAAACACGGGCTTGGAATGAGTTTACAGGCTATATCAATCCAACCGCACCAAATGATGTAGAAGTGGATGCAGTTGAAAGCTATACATTTACAATGGTACGTGTTTCACCAGTGAAGCGAACTAAACGAACAATTGCCCCTTAACATACTGCCCCGATTTTCGGGGCATACTTTTTGGTGAAATATGAAAAAGTTAAGTCTTAAAGATATCAAGTCTGGTTTGCTGATGGGTAAACCTGAAGAAATTACAGTGAATATCAAGGTAAGTGGTGAAGACTGTGAATTTAACACTTTTATCTTGCCGTTTTCTTATGATACTGCTGTAGCCCAATTAAAAGCATTCGGTGAAAAGAAAGAAGCTTTGGCGGGGATTTTGGCTTCAGTTATTTGTGATAAAGACGGTAAGTTAGAATTTAATGAAGATGATGTACGGACCAAGTTTAACCAAGCATTGGTTGATGCTATCTGGTCTAAAATCGTGGAAGTCAATGTTTTGGGAAAGACGCAGACCTTAGCCCAGACGACGAACTTATTATCGAAATCGGAATCGCAACAGGTCGGACGTTCTCAGAAATCAAAGCCTTCCCGATCTCAGAAGTCAAAAAGTACTCAGCGTACTTCAAAAAATACGGCAGCTTCAACATTGGCAGACGAATAGAGCAAGAGTTCTCCAAGATACATCATTCATTTTTAGTTTCTAAAGGTGTTAAAGAGATCAGTATCTATGATCTTATGTCACATGAAAATAAACCAGAAAGTGAGATGAGTGAGTTGGAATTTGAAGATGATGAGTAAAGAAATTGGCTTAGACTGGTTTCTTTTTAATCCATTAATTAGTATTTTATCCTAAAGTTTAAGGATTTAAGATATGAAAAAGTTTTTGTTAATGATTGCCCTTTTATTTTCTAGTAATACTTTTGCAGTAAATGAAAAAATGATTGAAAAGGATCAAGTTTTTAATATTTCAGTAATTGATGGGAATAATTCTAGCAAATCTGTGCAAGTCAAAGTTTTAATGGATGGTAAAATTAATCAGCCAATATCAAAAAAATATATTAACAGTGTTTCAGAAGCGGCTTTTAATAAAGCAAAAAAATCAAATTTAAAAAATGAATATTCATTTAAACCACGTGAAGTAATTGTTGAGCAGGTATCTGATACTTTAGAATTTATAGTTAAATATACTGCTGAAAATAGTTATGGTGCTGATGTTGTAAATGAGATTAGAGTGTTAAAATTTTTAGGTTCAGATAGGAAATATCACGACAAACCTGAATAATGTAAAAGTACTTGAACCCCGCATAACGCGGGGTTTTTTTATAATTGGAGAAAAGTAATGTCATCAAAACTTGGAACACTCACTTTGGATTTGGTGGCACGAATTGGCCAATTTGTTGCACCAGTGAATCAAGCAAGAGATGCTGCTACAGAGGCAACCAGTGAAATTGAAGAAGGTTTTACTACAGCAGGATTGGCAGTTAAAGCTTTTGGGGCAATTTTGGCAGGGATATCTGTTGGTGTAGTTGTTGATTATGTAAATAGTTTGATGGATGCAGGTGATCAACTTACTTCATTTGCAAAGCTCGCTAATTCAAGCGTTACTCAATTTCAATATTATGCGAAAGGTGCACGTTCAGCTGGTATTGAAATGGAGCAATTTGCAGATCAAATGAAAGATATGCAAGATCGTATTGGTGATTTTCAGCAATCTGGGGGCGGTCCACTTGCAGATTTCTTTACCAATATTGCGCCCTTGGTTGGTGTGACAATTCAGCAATTTCAAAAATTATCAGGTCCAGAAGCCTTACAATTATTTTACGATTCATTAGAAAAAGTGGGTGCTACACAAAATGATATTAAATTTTATATGGAAAGCATTATTGGGGATTCCTCAAAGTTAATTCCATTATTAGAAAAAGGTGGTGCTGGGTTTAAAAAATGGGGTGATAATGCTGTAGCTGCTGGTTCGATTGTAAGTGAAAGTACTGCCAATGCTTTAGCTGATGCCAATGAAAGTGTCCAAATGCTTTTGGAGTCTTGGACTGGTTTTAAAGTTGAAATGGCAGAACATGTTGCGCCTGTTATTACTTCTGTTGTAGAAAATTTCGATACTATTAAGGCTGTTGCAATTGCACTTGGTGCTGCAATTGCAACTAGATTAGTGGTACAGATTGGAATGTTATCTTTCCAATTTGTAAAGGGTGTCATTGAGGGTGTACGTTATCAGATGACATTGGCGGCAATGGCTGGTGAAACAATAACATTAACATCTGCTACAGCAGCATTACGTGCATCGATGTGGAGTTTAATTGGTGGTCCAGCTGGTTTGGCCATGTTAGCTGTTCAAGCCATTGCTGCTGGTGCGGCATTCCTTTATATGAAAAGCTCTAGTGATGAGTCAAAAGAAGCGCTTATTGATCAGATTGAGAATGTTGAAGAATTGGTTAAATCTTACATCAAATTAAATGATGAACAACGTCAATTTGAAGCATCAAAGCTACGTGAAAAGATTGAAGAAGAGGCACATGCTGTAGAATTGGCAACAAATAAATACTTTGCATTTTCAATGTCTAAAGAAGGTATTTGGACTTTAGATAAAATTGAAAAATATGACAGTATGATTAGACAAGTCACTAAAAGTGGGATGGACACTAACGAGGCATTTAAACAACTTCAAGCAACAGGTATGTTTAGTCAAAAAGACTTGGATGATATTGCAAAATTAAATTTAGGTTATGGTGATGTAAATGAGAAGTTGAAAACACACCAGCAATTGCTTATTACGCTTGAATCTAAAAATGCTCAACTTGCCAGATCTAATGATCGTGTTACTGAGAGTGTTAATGCTCAGGCAAAAGCATTTTTAGCTTTGAATCAAAAACAGCGTGAAGCTATTAATAATATAGATAAATCTCTTCAACGTGAAAAATATATACGAGAGTTTGTTCAAGCAGGAGGAAGTAGAGAGAAAGCTGAGTCCTTTGCAGACTATCGTGATGCCGCGGATTTAGGTTATGGGAAAAATCCTCTTTCAGCACTGGAGATCAGTAAGGCAAATCAAAGTTTTGCTCAAAAGAATTACAATTTTACTAAAACTGACTTGGCAGCAATAGCGAAAGTGAATGGTATTGCTTCAAAAAATAATTTCGCTCAGATTGAAGCAGGCTATGGATTGCCAAAAGGTACTTTAGCAGCGTTGATTTTGGGTGAGTCTGGTGGTAGCGCTGGAGCAATTAGTCCTACAGGTGCTAAAGGTCTATTTCAAACGACGAGTATTTTTAGAAAGAAATACAAGTTAAATGACAGTAGTACAATTGAAGCTCAGGCTACAGCAGCAGCTCAGGATTTAGCGTATAACATTCAAGAATTTGGGAGTTTACATAAAGCTTTGATGGCATATAACGCTGGAACAACAGGAACTAAACGCTATTTGGCTGGCAATATCGGCAATGGTAAAAATCAAATGTCACCTGAAAAAGCCAAAGAAGTAGCAGGGTATGTGCCTAAATTTGCAAAATATTTTGCAGGTGTAAATGGCAAAACCACAGTTGATCAGAGTATTTTACTGCCGTCACAGGCTGAGCTGTTAGAGCAAACTTCGAATGTTGTGGATGCTCAAAAGGCTTTAGATGATAAGCGTAAAGAAATTGATGCAAAATATTATTCAGAGTCTCAGCAACTTGCGCAGGATCATCAAGACCGACTTGAAAAAATTACGCAGACTTATGGTGGAACGCCTCAATTGGCTGAAATGATTGCTAAAGAGAATTCACTTTATAAATCCCAATCAGATACTCTTCGGGCTAATAAAAAGGCTGAATATCAGTCATATTTTGAATTTGAGACAGACCGAATTACTCAAATCACTCAAAATTATGAAAAGGAGATGAGTTTAACAAAAGCAAGAACAGACCTGTCTGAAAAAGAGAAAATGGAAATTCTTGCTGCACAAGAACGTCAAAAGCAAGCTGAAATTGAAGCTGTTAAACGTGATGAGGAGCAACAAGTTCAGTCAGCCTTTGAGGCATACATGAGCGAGACTGAAATTGTTTTAAAACGTTATAAAGTTGAACGTGATGAAATTTTGAGAAATTATCAACTTTCAAAAGAAACTCGTGAAAAGCTTTTGCAAGCCAATCAAATGGCTGTCGGTGCTGTTTTAGAAAAAAATAGACAGTCTATGGATGATTCAATTTATCAAAGTCTGGACTATGTTTATCGTAAACAACAACCACAACAGGCAGCTTGGACGGATTTACAAAATCTTTATGATGGTGCTAATGGAGCTTTAGATAAGTCTTATTCAAATCAGCGCTCAGGAATTTTTGATGGTGTAGATGATGAAACAGAACGAAATGCTCAACTTTTGTCTGCGCATGAAGACTATTTAATGGCAAAGGCTGCATTAGATGATGAGTATGCTCAAAGAGAAAAGGACTTGATCCAGAGTCAACATGATATTCAAATGAATATTTGGCAGGATCTCTTATCCCGGACAGGAACTATTTTTAGTCAAATGGCTGAAATGATTAAAAATACAGCAGGCGAATCAAGTGCTGCTTATAAGGTCATGTTTTTAACAAACCAGTCGATTTCGATGGCCCAAGCTATGATTAATACTGAAGTTGCAGCAACTAAGGCTATGGCTGAAGGTGGTTATGTAATGGGTATTCCAATGGCCGCAGCAATCCGTGGTTTGGGTTATGCATCTGTTGGGTTAATAGCTGCACAAACCATTGCAGGATTTTCTGACGGTGGTTATACGGGTGATGGTGGTAAATATGAAGCTGCTGGTATTGTTCATAAAGGGGAAGGTGTTTTAAATCAAGAGGAAATTAATGCTTTAGGTGGTCCTGCTGGATTTGAGTATCTTAGAAAAGCAATCCGTTCTGGTGATCTGTTTGAAAATAGCGAAATTCTTGCTAGTCAGTCCTTTATGGCTCTAGCTGGATATGCTGAGGGTGGTTTAGTTGGAGGTGATATTTCACTTGGTGGGTTATCTATACCTAAACAAATCAATAACCCTATTAATAACTCTATGGCTCAGTTCTCTGGTGGGGATATTAACATTACAGTTCAAGTTTCAGATTCAGGTGTAAGTACTTCAGGTGGTAATACCCAAGACCAAAAGCAACTAGCGCAAGTAATTGGTAATACAGTACGGGCAGTACTACGGCAAGAAAAAAGGCAAGGGGGAATATTATCTAAATGAGTGATCGAAAATTTATATACTGCCAAAACTTTGAAGGTAACTCTCAATCCAATACATTTAAAGTCTTAACCAGTAAATTTGGTGATGGTTATGAACAAAATGTATCGGTGGGGATTAACAATAAGTCAGGTGTCTGGCAATTCTCTAAAAATGGCAAAGAGGCTTTAATTCGAGAGATTAAGGCCTTTTTTGATGATCATAAAGCTGCTGATTCGTTCCTTTGGGATTCGCCTTTAGATGGTGAAGTACGTGTCAAAGCTGGTGAATATCAATTGGTATCGTTAGGCGCTGGTTTGTGGCAAATCTCAACTATATTTACCCAGGTCTTTTACCCTTAAATTCAACAAATATTAGCCGCCGAAAGGCGGTTTTTTATTGCGAGAAAAATATGACTTATCAATACATTAATTTAGGAACCGCACCAAGTGGTGCTGGTGGTGATACGTTTCGTTCGACAGGCACCAAACTAAATGAAAACTTCACCAATAGTACCCATGCTGCAAGTCGCTATGTAGGTGAAGAAAGTGGAAATTTACTGCAAACTGGGGCATTTGGCTTAGGTGCTTTTCAATCTGAGATTTCAAATCCATTTAAAAATTTACCAACTGCTGAGTTACGTAAAACAAGATTTATTAGTTTTAAGGATGTGCCTGATGTGTCTTCGGGTTCGGGAACTGCAATATCGTTACCAACTTTAAGTGCTTATACAAATAATTATTTGATTGGTACTAATAATGGAGATTTATATCACGGAGTTTCTACTTCTGTTCAGGTAGATCCTTCGGTCCGTGGAGTGCGGTATGGCAAAATTTTATCAGGAAATAATACAACAATAGATTCAAACGGTTTTGTTAAAGCTGCATCTCCAATTGTTCAATTATTTGCTGATAAGATTTCAGCGAATGATGAAGCAATAGAGCAAAATCCTATTTTTGAAAAAGTGGATATTGGTCATTACCTGATTAAAAATACACTAGGCTTTGCTAAAGAAGGTTGGTGGATTGAAGTACCAACTGATACCAATGGCAATCGTATTTGTGCAGTTGAATATCAGACATTAGAAAATGGTGATCTTGAAATTAAATCCTTTAAGAAAAGGCTCAATGAAGAAGGAGATATTGTAGCGAATTTGGATGCACCAATTGATATTCCAAATAATGCCAATGGTGAACCACGCTGGATTGATGTTCGACTTCATTCAAATGCTAAGCCTGTTGTTTTAAAAGTACCAAGGACTGAAAAACAGCCTCGAATGGTTCAACAAGTAAAGTATGCACCGCAACTGACTTACATTACCAAGTATGAAGACTTATTTGATGATGAAGGTAACACCGTCATCGTGGATGGCCAGAAATATCAAAAGCCTGTTACCCATATTCAAACTGATAAAAATGGTACTCCAATCTTGAGCAATCAACCTGTTATCAATGATAAAGGTGAGCCAGTATTCGAATGGGTACAAGCTGTAGACAGTGAAGGTCAGCCGATCTTTGATAATGTACCTGTGCTCAATGAGGATGGGAACGAAAGCTATGACGAGGTGACTTATGAGCCTCAACAGTGATTATCAGAAACTCTATGTTGATGGGCTAATTACATTATTTGAATTAGATGCCAGCGCTTTAGGAGCTGGCATTTTGCGATTTCATGGGCATATCGCTTTTCAGGATTGGGAAAAAATTTACTCATCGATAGGATCAGATGGGCTGATTGGGTCTGATACTGGTTTGATCGGTAAAGTTTTTGATGTTGGTACAGATAAAGTTTGGCAGCGCAATATCATTTGGCAAGGCAAAACCTTTTCAGCTATGGCAATTCAAGCTGATGGTATGGAAATGAATTCCACAGGTCGAGCATCAAGCCCAACTTTATCAATGGCTAACAATATAGATGGATTACAAAATGCGGTATCGGCTTATTGTTTACAGTTCAATGATTTTGCAGGTGCAAAACTTACCGTAATTTCCACATTGGCTAAATATCTTGATGCTGAAAATTTCAGCCAGGGTAATCCAACAGCATCGAATGAAGCTGAAAATCAGCTTTGGTTTATCGAACAAAAAACCTCTGAAAACATAGAGCAAGTGACTTTTGAATTGTCGAATCCAATCGACTTTGAAGGTCAGCGTATTCCAATACGGCAAATCAGTAGCCAATGCCATTGGTGCATGATGGGTGATTATCGTGGTGAAGAATGCGGTTATACAGGCGCGGCTATGTTTACTGAAAAAAACGAACCAACGGACAATCCTGCATTAGATAAATGTGGTGGTCGTTTAAGTTCCTGCAAGATCCGAAACAATGAAGGAAGTTTTGGCGGTCAACCAGCAGCCAACATGATTGGGTGATTTATGAAGCTATCAGCAAAACTTAAAAAAGAGATCCATTTGCATGCCGCTGAAATGTACCCAGTCGAATGTTGCGGTGTGATTGTAAATAAGGAATATATTCGTTGCCAGAATATCTCTAATTTTCAGGACCAGTTTGAAATTGATCCTATAGATCTTGCACACGCTGAAGATATCGGGGAAATCCAAGCCTATGTGCATTCACATCCGAATGCTTCAGCAAGGGCTTCTGAACTGGATTTAATCCAAATTGAATTGCATAAAAAGCCTTGGGTCATATGTGCTTATCCCGATATTGAATTTCAAGTCTATGAGCCATGTGGTTATCAAGCACCTTTAGTTGGGCGTAATTATCAGCATGGTTGGCAAGATTGTTATTCACTGGTTCGTGATTTCTATCAACGTGAATACGACATTAAATTGCCTGATTTTGAGCGCCTAGATCGCTGGTGGGAATCTGCTGAAAATGCTTCTTTGTATTTGGATAACTTCAGTAAAGCAGGTTTTAGCGAAGTTACAGACTTGCAATATGGTGATGTATTGCTATGTCGAGTAGGACGCACTGAACATGTGAATCATGCAGTGATTTGGCTTGGCGATATTGGCACATTGAAATCAGAACAAACTGAGCCTTGTGTGGGATCTTCGCTGATTTTGCATCACCCATACAATCGAAAGTCTGTACGTGAAGTGTTTGGCCAACAATGGCAAGAACGGGTTGCCATCACTGTGAGGCATCGAAATGTTAAAAACAATTAAATTATACGGTGTACTTGGTCAAAAATTTGGTCATCAATTTAAACTTGATGTTGCGAGCCCACGTGAAGCGATTCGTGCTTTATCCGCTCAGATTGATGGATTTGAAAATTACATGTTGAGTGCGCATGAACGTGGTTTGGCTTTTGCTATTTTTACTGATTCAAAATCCAAACAACGTGGCAAGAAAAAAGCAGCATGTTTTGATGCATCAACAGGACGAATTATTTCTGGCCACAATATTGGTGTGTCTGAAATAGATATGCTCACAGATACAACAGAAATCAAGATTGTGCCACGTGTGATGGGTGCAGGTGGTGATAACGGAGTGTTGCAGCTGGTTCTTGGTGTTGTATTGATTGTTGCTGGCTTCTGGACTGGTGGCGCAACTTCAAACATGGGGGTTGCTTTGATCGGTGCGGGTGCAGGCATGGTGATGGGTGGTATCGCACAAATGCTCGTACCTAAAGTTGATCCGAATACAAATCAAAACCAAGATGGCAATCGTGCCAATTTTGGTTTTGGTGGAGCGGTGACAACCATTGCCCAAGGTAATCCTGTACCTGTATTGCGTGGTAAACGAGAGATTGGTGGATTCATTATATCGGCAGGGCAATATCCAGAAGATATGATGTAGATAAGGTTGAGTCCTGGCGCATAAAGCGCCTTTTTTTATGCTTGAGGAATTTATGAATATACCAATTAAGGGCGCAAAAGCTGGGGCACAACAGCCACGTCAGCCAGTGATTGATCTTGACTCAGCACAATCTAAAACTTTTATAAAAATTCTTGGTGGTTTGTCTGAGGGTCCAATTAAAGGTTTGGCCAACGGGTACAAATCAATTTTTTTAGATGACACACCTTTGCAAGATGCAAATGGTAATTGGAACTTTGAAAATGTCAGCGTTGATTTCCGAGAGGGTACAAACGATCAAACCTATATTGAGGGATTTCCAGACATATCATCTGAAACAGCGATTGGGGTTGAGTTAAAGTCTGAAACGCCATGGGTCAAAGCATTTAATAATACAGAGCTTGATGCGGTTCGTTTGCGCCTACGTTGGGGACCATTACGTCAACAGAATGAGAGTAATGGTGATTTAAATGGATATACCATTCGTTATGCAGTTGATGTGCAAACCGATGGTGGTACTTGGTCTGAAGTCTTAAATACTCAAATTTCTGATAAAACTTCAGCCAACTATGAACGTTCTCATCGCATTGAATTACCAAAAGCTGATTCAGGTTGGCAAGTGCGTATTCGACGTTTAACACCAAATACCAGCTCAGAATTTATCAGCGATAAAATGTATGTGCAGGCGGTCACAGAAGTGATTGATGCAAAGCTGCGCTATCCTAATACCGCTTTGCTTGGGCTTCGTTATGATGCACAAACATTTTCAAATGTCGCAAAAATGGCAGTTGAATGCGAAGGTGTGGAAATTCGTTTACCAAGCAACTATAACCCTGAGACACGAATATATACAGGACTATGGGATGGTAGCTTTAAACGAGCATATAGCAACAATCCAGCATGGCATTTTTATGATGCTTGTATTGCAAAGCGCTATGCTTTGGGTAATCGCATCAATTCATCCATGATTGATAAATGGTCTATTTATCGTTTAGGCCAGTATTGTGATCAGCTGGTGCCAGATGGTAAAGGGGGGCAAGAACCACGATTTACTTTAAATGTTTATGAGCAATCTCAGGATGATGCTTGGTCTGTATTGTCCAAAATGGCGGGGGCTTTCAGAGCCTATATTTATTGGGATGGTCAAGCGATTGTCTGTGATGCCGATATTCCACAAGACACGCTATACACTTTCACCAGTGCCAACGTCATTGATGGGCGGTTTGAATATTCAGGCACACGTGCACGTGATCGACATACAATTGCGAAAGTGGCTTATGACAATCCAGAAAATCGTTATAAAACTGAATATGAAATTGTGCGTGATGAGGCAGCCATTGCAAAGTATGGCATTCGCATCTTAGATATTTCTGCCTATGGTTGTACTTCAGTGGGTCAGGCACAACGTGCTGGAAATTGGGCATTAAAAACCGAACAGTTTGAAACTCGAACTGTGACTTTTAAAGTCGGCCTAGATGGTTTTATTCCGCGGCCAGGCAAAGTGATTGAGATTGCAGATCCAATTTTTGCAGGCCGTGCCAATGGTGGACGTATTTCTTCAGTGAGTGCTGATTTAAAAAGTATTACTGTTGATCGTGATGATGTTGTATGTCGCGCGGGTGATCGCTTGGTGGTGAATGGAGAGGATGGTAAAGCACAGGCGCGAATGGTTCAGTCAAAAAATGGCAGAGTAATTACCGTTGTGGCTGCATTCGATTCTGTAGCAGCACAGAACGTGTGGATTGTGGATGCTCAAGACTTGGCAACAATGAAGTTTAGAGTGGTATCAATCAGCCGTGATGATACACATCAATTCACAATAACTGGCTTGCAATATAATCCTGCAAAATTTGATGCGATTGACCAGGGAACATTTATTGATGATCGTCCAATCTCAATCATTAATCCAAATCTACAATCACCTGTTGAATCAGTTTCGGTTTCTTCAGATGAAATGGTGCAACAAGGATTAACGGTTGCCACGATGTTAATCGCTTGGCCACAGGCAGCAAGTGCTGTGAAGTATTTGGTCGAATGGCGCAAAGATGATGGCTCTTGGATGAAGATGCCGATAACGGGTAACAACTCAGTTGAAGTTCAAGGGATTTATTCAGGAAATTATCAAGCAAAAGTCACAGCGATTAATGCGTTTGAAGTGGCCTCATTACCGACCTATTCAATTTTGACTGAGTTAAAAGGTAAACAAGGAACTCCACCAGCATTGGCTTTTATTAATGCAACGGGAATTTTATTTGGTATCAAACTGGATTGGGGTTTTCCTGCGGTTGGTGCACTGGATACAGCTTATACGGAAATCCAAGTTTCACCCGATGGTGTAAGTAATATTGCTCAATTGGGATTATTTGCTTATCCGACTAGTACGCATACTTTGCAAGGGCTACAACCAAACCTAAAACAATATTATCGTGCTCGTCTGATTGATCGAATTGGAAATATTGGCCCCTGGTCAAGCTGGACCAATGCAACCACTTCAGCAGATGCATCGGATATTTTGGAAATCTTGGAAGGTAAGATTACTGAAACGCAACTTCATCAAGATCTGCAAACTAAGATTGATCATATTGAAGCAGTAGATGCAGAAATAGGGCCAATCAAACAGGACATTCAGAATACTAAGGATCAGATTAATCAAGAAATTATTGATCGTCAATCTGCAATTCAACAAGCCAAAGATGGTTTATCTCAGCAAATTATTGATGGAGATAAGGCTGTACTTCAGGTTGTTGATACGGTTAAGAAATCAAGTGAGGATGGAATAGCCGCTGCACAATCAGAAATTAAAGTTGTTGCTGATAATCTGAAATTGACTGCTGAAAAAACTGATGGTGTTTACGCTCAGTTGAACCCACCTTTAATTGGGTCCACTTCTGATCTGATTGGCAATGATCAAGGCTTCGCGGGAACCTGGTCGCTTCAATCCGCAATGATTGAAGGTGATCTGGTTTTGAGTAAGCGCATTGATACAACTGTTGCACAAGTCAATGATGTTCAAGCCTTTGCACAGCAAGAAGTTCAAGCGCGTATTGATGGAGATAAGGCCACTGTCCAAAAGATTGATACTTACATTGTTGAGAATGATCAAGCTTTAGCAACTGTGCGAAATTCAGCACAAATTGCAGTTGAGAAATCAAATTCAAATGCGGTGTTAATTGATGCTTTAAATTTAGAAATTAAAGACAAAGCAAGTACAGGTGCTTTAAATCAGGTCAAGTCGGATTTATCTGCTGTTGATAATCGCGTCATTGCAAATACAACCATGCTGAATGGGGTGTATGCGCAAATCAATCCACCATTGATCGGTTCTGAGTCTGATTTGATTGGTAATTCTAGCGGTTATGCTGGCGTATGGTCTGAACAATCAGCACGAATCGAAGCAGATATGGCGCAAGCCATTCGGACGGATACAGTCCAAACAGAATTGAATGGTAATAAAGCTGCCGTTCAAGAAGTTACACAATCTGTTAATGGTCTTTACGCGCAGAAATTTATCAAGCTTGATGTGAATGGGAAAATTGCAGGGTGGGGTGGCGCAAACGATGGTGTTGAATCTCAATTTATTTTAAATTTTGATTCATTCGCTATTGGTAGTGGAAATAGCACAGGTTATTACCCTTTTATATTTCGAACTACACCATTTACTGATCCTGTTACAGGAACTGTTTTCCCTGTCTCAGCTTATCTAAAAGCTGCAATGATGGATTACCAATCAGTGAATACATCTCATATTGTTGATTTATCTGTTAAGACGGCCAAGATTGATTCTTTGGCTGTGACAACTGCAAAAATTGACAATTTAGCCGTGACAGAGGGGAAAATAGCAAACCTTGCGGTAGATACGCTAAAGATCAAAGACAATGCTGTGACTGTTCCTGTTTCGGCATTTGCTGAAGCGAATCTGACCATTGGTACAAGTTATACCACTGTGCAAACTTTGGCTGTACCAGCAGATATGGGCCATACGATCTTAACTTTTGGATCTGTATTTAGCTTTGTGGGTTATACATCGAGTCAGCGTTTACTGTGTCGAGTACTCAAAAATGGATCTGTCATCTTTGAAGATTTAGAAGTGCATTTTATTGATTATGCTTCTGTTGGTACAACGACTCAAAACAGTGGGCAACATAATCACAGTATAACCGTCAATGTTAGTGGCTCAATGACCGATTCAGGAAGCCATTCGCATTCATTCAATGGTAATACCCAAAACTCAACAGCTGGAACAATTTCGGGTTCTTCACATAACCATAGTTACAATGGATCGACCAACACAACGGGTTCACATAGCCATAATTTAAGTTTGTCGGGAAGTGCATCAATGGGTTTAGACGGGATTCATAATCACAATGTTGAGATTAGAGGCAGTGCTCGAAGTGCAGGAACCTTAAATATTTCAAGGCATGATTCCACATTGATTGCGGGAACGTTTGAGCTTCAATTGCGCTCAGATTCTGGCGGCAATGTGAATGTATCACAGCGTTATATTCACGCAATGACGATGAGGAAATAATGGCATATTTTGCAGTGTATTGTATTGAAACAGGTGTCATTCTAAATGTTGTTGAATGCCCTGAATTCTTAAAGCAAAGAATACATCTTGATCCAGGTCAAGATGTATTACAAATAGAGGACCAGATAGAGCAACAGCGTTATCTGGTCAAAAATCAGCAGCTGGTTGAAAACCAATATTATTTGAATTGAAAGCACCTACATAGGTGCTTTTTTATTTTCTGGAGAAATAGGTCATGGCAGAACCAGCAACATCAAGCACAGCATCATTCGGTTTAGCAACAAATTTAGCAGGGGGATCAATGGTTATATATGGGGGATTATCTACCACTGAATGGATGGCCGTTGTAGGGGGGATTTGTGCTGTAGTGGGTTTAATCATTCAGCTTTGGTCAGCATATCGCAAAGACCAGCGGGATCAGCAATTACACAATAAACGCATGCATGGGAAAGATTATGAACAAGACTAAATACATAGCAATAGGTTTAGCAGCTTCGGCTGCTTTTTTTACGTCATTAATAAAGTATGAGGGCTATGAGCCTAAACCATATTTAGACAGTGCAAAAGTTGCAACGATTGGTATCGGTTCTACTCAGTACGAAAATGGTACTAAAGTCAAAATGACCGATAAACCTGTCACTAAAGAACGTGCAGTTCAAATCGCAAAGGCCCATATCGCTAAAGATGAAGTTGCGTTTCGCAAGTCACTGCAGGGTGTGAAACTTACTCAGACTGAGTATGACGTATATCTCGACTTTGTTTACAACTATGGCCAAGCAAATTGGAATGGCTCATCAATGCTTCGTAATTTGAAGGCAGGGCAGTATAAGCAAGCCTGTGCATCACTTCTTAAATACAAATACGTAGCCAAGCGAGATTGCTCAATACGTTCAAATGGTTGTTATGGTGTTTGGACACGCCAACAAGATCGTTATAGCAAGTGTATGGGAGTGCAGTAAATGCCAATAGCCACAATCTTGTGGAAGTATAAAAAATGGATTGCAATTGCGGTCTTTATTTTTTTATACCTGGCACAAATTGCTTATACGAATCATTTGGCCACAAAGCTTAGAAATGCTGAAACAGTTTGCAATATAAAGATTCAAAAACTCAAAGATGATCAGCAAAAGGCATTGGTCGAAAAGCAAAACAAAATAAATAAAGTGAGCGCAGATTATGAGCAGCTTAAATCAGAACAACGTGTCATCACAGAAACGAAAATCCGTGAAGTGCAAAAGATCATTGAGCGTCCTGTTTATAACAATGTTTGTGTTGATGATGACGGCTTGCGCATCATCAACACACTTATCACCGACGATTCCAGCTAATCTAGTTGTACCTTGCCCTAAGCTCTTGAAACTTGAGTCAGGGCAGGGCAAAGAAATAACACTTTGGATCATTGATACTGTTGCTAAATACAATGAATGTAGCGCTTTGAATGATGCGAAGAATAAAGCCCTTAGTTGAGGGCTTTTTTTGCTTCTTTCTTTGTTAGTTCTTCGACTGATAGTGTGAGCATATCAATAACATTCTGGACTTCATTTTTCCTTTGATCAGCAATAATCTTTAAATCATTCCACACACCATCTGGCACAGGTCTAGTGCATTGAAGCCAATGTGTTATTCTGCGCTCATCAACATTTAATGCTTCCGCTAAAGCTTTTTTCCAAGATTTTCCAAATAATGAAACACCTATTTTTTCAAGCTTGTCGCTATCCTTGAAATTAAAATACTTATTCCAAAACCAATCGTAATGTTCAGAAATAACAATAAAGTTGTTTCCAAAATGATCCTGTTGAACCATGTCTAAGATTTCAGTGTATTCATGCTTATAAATTGGCTTCTCAACTGCGCGCAAGCCAATGTAGTAGATCCCTTTGTTTTCGTAAATACGGATATTGTCTTCCATATTTTTATGTTTAGTGTATTGAATTTCCACATCAAATCGATTTTCAATTTGAGCTGAGATTTGATTATTAATAATGTCTTGATTATTCATTTTAATATCCTTTGGCCGCCCCTTTCTGGGCAATTAAAATTAATGATGTAGGTTTGATTCAACTAGCTTCTGAAAATCACTGAATTTTATTGTTTTAGGAAGGACTTCATTTATGGAGTTTAAGGCATTTTTAATTAATTCAGCTTTACCGCGACTATCTTCATCTGCGTAATATTTCATTTCAGAATATTTTACAACTTCACTTGCTATAACTTCAGCATCATATTGATCATTAGTTTTTGAAGCCTCGTTTTTTATAATTTCTGATTTAACGAACTCAATAATTTCTGATTCACTTTCAGAAGAAAATACTTGCTTGCCATCAACTGCAACAACTGCAGATTCACCAGACCAATGTAAGCTTACAGCAAGATTATTTAAAGATAAGCCATTCAAACCATTTTCTTTAGTAAATCCTAAAGCTTCCAAGTTATTCATTAAAGTTTTCATTTTATCTGCCTCGCAGTTCTGAGTGATGCACTGTTGCTTCTCTCTATATGTTTATTATGTGCAATTATATTTGCACATTCAAGCTTAAAATTGCTTTATTTTAAATCTCCCGACGAACGGTCAACCAACCTCCAACAATCCATCAAAACTAAAATAATTTTGCGTCAATTTCCCTCGACTCATGCTCCATTTTCTGTCTTTCAATAAGCATGGTCCAATCGCCAACTTCTTACTAAACTTCTCATTCACTTGTTCAAGCGCAGTTTGAAGATCGTCATTCCTTTGTAATTCCTCATGATCAGCAAGAAGATCAGGCACATATCTCGACTTAGATTCAATGCAAGTCAGAATCACACCGCACTTTTTAAAATCCACACCATCCTTGTAAACCTTATCCATTTGCCTAAGAATATGCTTAATAATTACTGCTGCTGAATCTGTTGGCTCAGGAAATGAAACACTCACACTTGCTTTATAAAATGGCTTTTTAGTGTCGAAAGGGTTTGAATGTGCAAAAGCTATAACGCATCCAGTCAAACCATTTTGTCGTCTCAATTTTTTAACAGCACCTTGTATATAACAACTCATGGCTTCAGACAATGCATCTTTATCTGAGACTCGCTGCCCAAAGGATCTTGAAGAAACTATCTGCTTTTTATCAGGTGCAACTTCTTCCAATTCAATACATGCTGTGCCTTGCAACTCCAATACAGTACGCTTTATCACAACTGAAAACTGACTCTGAATAAACGCTGGATCTGCGATAGCTAAATCAAAAACAGTCTTGATATTTAATGAATGAAGCTTTTTACAGTGCTTGTGACCGACTCCCCAAATCTCACCAACATCTATATTTTGAAATAGTCCTTCTTTGGAACATGGGTCCATTTCTACAAGATTACAGATTCCTTGAAAGTGCTTATTCTTCTTGGCAATGTGATTTGCCATCTTAGCTTCTGTTTTACTGCGACCAATGCCAATGCACACTGGCAAGCCAAGCCACTTCAAAAGGGCATCCTTTATTTTTCCAGCCAGTACATTTAGATCTTGATTTACATAGCTTGTAAGCTCAACAAAAGTTTCATCAATAGAATAAATTTCAACATCTTTTTCACTGACAAATGATTTTATTGTCGCTGTGAATCTATGTGACATTTCTTCATAGACTGCATAGTTGCTTGATAGAACAACTACATTGTGCTTTTCAACTATGTCTTTGATTTGGAAAAGTGGCACACCCATTTTTATACCAAGATCCTTGGCTTCCTGAGAGCGTGCAACAGCACAGCCGTCATTATTGGACAACACTATTACAGGCTTTCCATTTAACTTAGGCTGAAATAAGCGCTCACACGACACATAGCAATTATTAATATCGATGAGCGCGATAATCCTTTCTTTCAT